CTACGTTTTTTCTTTCCTAACCCACTCTTCATAGACCGATTCGGGCCATCCGAGAAATGTTCCGCTGGGCGTTCGCTCTGGCTTAGGGAACTCTTTTTTCTTTGCATACATCCGCCATAGGGTCGGCTTGCTCTTCCCGGTTAAGCGTTTCATTTCAGGGTAACCAATATACCGAGTAGCCATCTTCACATACCTCGCTTCTTCATGGCTTCGAGCAGGATGTCCTGCACTTCGCGTTTTGAATCGCGCCGCTGCATTACCAGTTCGTCTACGGTATCGGCGGCGATAATGTGGTGTATCCAGACCGGACGGTTATGCCCTGCCTGTATCTGGCGCGTTGGCCCTATACGTTCGATAATTTGCTGGTATTGCTCCAGATCCCACCAGTGGGAGAAAAACGCCAGTATATTGCCGCCATCCTGTAAGTTGAGGCCGTGGCCTGCGCTGGCAGGGTGAGCGAATAGCATCGGTATTTTTCCAGCGTTCCAGTCGCGCAGCGTCTGCGGATCGGAATCAAGCTGTTTACCCTTTGGAAAAGCTTTCAGTAAACGGGCTAAGTCGCTTTTAAAGTGGTAGGCAACCAGCACCGGCATACCGGCAGATTCGGCAATCAAGCTTTCCAGCGCTTGTAATTTGGCGTCGTTGATCTCTGACCACGTACCTTTGTCGTCGGTATAGACAGCACCGCTGGCGATTTGCAGACACTTCACCGTTTTAGCGGCGGCGTTCTGCACTTCGATGTCGGTGCCGTCTAGTTCCAGAAACATCAGCTTTTCCATTTCCTGATACTGTTGCCGCGCCTTTGCTGGCATCTGCACCCGGATAACGTTGTGGATCGGTTCCTCAATATCAAACCAGTCGGCTGCATCCAGCGAGATAGTTACATCACTTAGCGCTGCCTGCATTTGCTCCTGCGCAAAGGGGCGGGGTTCCAGCTTTGACCACTGCTGGCCGGGAAACTGAATGTTGTTGAACCAGCGAGAAGTGAATGCGCCAAAGGTACGGCCCAAACGCTGGCCCTGATCAACAAACCATGCCTGGCCCCACAGGTCGATCAGGCCATTCGGTGCAGGCGTACCGGTGAGATTCATCCAGCGGTTTACGTGCTTATGCGCTACCTTTGCCAGCGCCGCTGCGCGTTTGCCGCCTTGCCGTAACCGGAATGACTTTAACCGGGTGCTCTCGTCGGCGACTACCGTACCGAACGGCCAGCGATCCCCCAGCGTTTCAACCAGCCAGACCAGATTGTCGTAGTTGGTGGTATACACGCTGGCATTGGTGTTTTGCAGCGCCGCCAGCCGTTCTTTAACTGTTCCTACAATTGGCTGCATCTCAATATTGCGGAGATGGTTCCATTTATTGACTTCATCCGGCCATGTTGACCGTGCAACACGCAGGGGGGCGAGAACCAGCACCGGCTGTGTTTCGGCACCGCACATAAAGAGATCTTCCAGCGTGGTCAGTGTGGCAACGGTTTTTCCCATACCCATACCAGCCCAAATATTGGTACGGGGTAGGTTCAGGGAATGGTCGATAATGAGGTTTTGGTAAGGGCGGGGGGTAAATGCCTGTTGCACGCTGTTGTTCCTGTAAAAAGCCCCGCACTGTGGCGGGGCCGGTTATCTTATGCTGCCTGCTGGTTCAGCAACTGTGATAGTTTGGCTAATCCTTTTGGCGTTACCAGTACTTGCTCGACGGTCTTTTCTGAACCATCCCCCCTGGTGACAACGGTGACTTTATGCTCCAGCAAACCAGACTGGATCTTGCTTTGGTAAGCAAGCCAGCTTTTGCCCCCGGCGCGGCGGTAGATCCAGTTATTGGCGCTGAGGTAAGCGAAGAGGTCTTTTGGCCGAATTTGCAGATCTTTGGCCGCAGTGGTGATGCAGCTGCCACCGTCAGATTTTGCGATGCGGCACAGGGCATCAACATCCGGTTTCATTTCCTGCACCTGGTTTTCCAGGGTGAGCACCTTTTCGGTATAACCAAGCAGCAAACCGCGCATTGTAGCCGGGTCGTTAAGAGCAACCATCGGATCGATAACAGGTATAGCGTTGCGGGCTTCCAGTTCCTGCCAACGGTCAACCAGTCTGGCGGTAAACTCCGGGCAGAGTTGCGCGACAACTACGTAGCTGTCACGTTTGGTAAGGTGGTATTCGTGAGCTTTTCGGCCCAGGCGGTCGAGGTATTCCCCCATTGGGGGAAGACTAATAACACCACGATTGGCAAGGCGTTCAACGGATTGCTTGACCTTATCATGTCGGGATTCAACCAGAGTGGCGATCTCCCGGCTGGACATAGTTATGGGGGCCGCGCTATTATCCTGTGAGGTATACATCGTTAAGCCTCCTAAGCTTGAATGTTTTACTGACGCATCGGTAGTTGGCGCTACTGGTGCGTTTTTCATTTCAAAACTGCTCATCTGCATTTGCGGCCTCCTTCGCAGCCTGTTGTACAAAATTAATAATTTCTAACGCTAGCTGATACCCACCATTGAAGATCACCAGCAACTGCGCAGCTTCAAGTAGGCTGGCCAGATGTGCGAGTAAATCCGCATGATGAAGTTGTGACGGTTTTATAGCCATATCCAATACCTCATTTAGTACTCAATGTGAGAACTAAAATATTAGTACTCTCCGTGAGGCTTGAAGTCAACACAAATGTGAGGCATGTTGTTCTCACAATTTTTTCAGGCGGCAGCGATGAGCAAAAGAGATGATCCACAACTACGGGTGCGTATCCCCGCAGAACTCAAGAGTGAGCTTGAGGAAAAAGCGCGTTTAAATAAGCGAACTTTGACTGCGGAAATCGTTGACCGGTTGGAAGCCACTTTGATACAAGACAACCATCTTGGTAACACTTCGACCGGGTACTATGTCATGGTTGACGTCCATGAGGCTGAGGTTATGGCGCGTGAGGAATTAGAAGAAAAATACGAACGTGAATTTGGTCTGGCTTGGGCCGATGCTAATAAAGATGAATTGCGGGATGCGGTCGAAAAACTCCACAATGTCCTCAGTAAGAGAAAGTGACCCCATCCTGTTCAAGGCTTTCACGTAGCCGCCTTGTGATCTCGGCGGTCAGTGTTCTGTCGTTATCAGAAGCTATTTTCTCCAGCGCATCTTTAAGTTCTTGCGGGATTCGTACCCGCAATTGCGGATCATCACGTTTACTCACAATATTCCCTCCAGATTTTTGCTATCCAGCACCACTACGGTAAAGCCCCGCGCCCGAAGCCGTTCATGTTCGCGCAACTGTTCGGGGCGTGGCTTTTCGCCGGGGGCTTTGCACTCGACGAAGACTGCCCGGCCACCCGGTAGCAGTACCACCCGATCCGGCCCCGCACGGCGACCGGGAGATAAAAACTTGTACGCGATGCCGCCAGCCTTTTTCACTCCCGCTACCAGATGTTTTTCGATGGTGGATTCACGGATGTAGGCCATCGATAACCGCCTCTTTGAGTTTTTCCCGCCCGACCTGCATCAGGCAAAAGTCGGAGCGGTTTTCGCTCCACTCTTGGTTAACTCCGTTGCGTGATAAGCGGCTGGCTTTTGTCCATACCTTTGCCGCGCGGCGATAGTCACCTTCACGTTCAATTTGCGCAGCCTCACGCGCAGCCCGGTAATACAGGGGGCTGTCGTAATTTTTAAAAGACATAAGGGTTGGCCTCGATCAGTTGATAACGCCGACGACTTCCTCATCGGTGTAAACATTTTCGCCGTTAATTTGAGACTGGTGGCACCGGACGAGCACGGCTCCCTGTTCACCCCAATCTTCACGCAGGGATTTCCAGGATGGTTTTTTATTACCGCAACACTCTAGTATCGCGGCCCGGTTAATGTCGAATTGTGCGCGGCCATCCATCACCACATACAGGTATTTCATAGGGTTAGTCCTTACGATAGTGATACGCCTCGAATCCGCCAGCAGATAGCGGCAGATCTAAAGCCCATGCGGGGTTAGTTGCGAGCAGAGTGCTCAGGTGTTCGTGGGAGTAATCGGCGGTGTCGGGGGCTTCCGTCAGCACTTCGTCATGCACCGTCAGTATGATGTCGTAACCGTTGTCCTCCACACAGGGCATATTCGCTGCCATCACATCACGGGCGGTAGCCTGGGTAACGTTCTCCGCCAGTTTGCCGCCGTAGGTTTGCAGGCGTTGCCATTTCCGGCTGTAGGTGTTGATGCCCATATAGCTGATCTTGCCGCTGTCGTCGATACGTGCGCCGGGGTAACAGACCGCTCGGCCGGAGGGAAGCTGGATACGAAGCCAGCTTCCATCACGGCGAAGTTTTAGTTTTCGGCAGGAAATTGTTATGCCGGGTGTAGCAATGGCGCGGCGGGTGGCCTGGTCGATCTCCTTCCAGAAGCTGAACGTTGCCGAGTGTGCTTCGCGCCAGAGCCGTTTAAAGGAGTCGCAAACAACATAAGCGCGTTTTGACAGCCCGTAGGTTCGCTTCTGTTTTACCGCCCATTCATATGCACGAACGGCTTCATCCAGTATGTGACGCGGAATGTTGTCGATAGCGGCAGAGGCCATTTCTTCGAGGTCGATGTTGTACGCCAGAGAGAATGTCAGAAATGCGCCAACGCCCCCTTCATAGCCCAGCGCCAGTTCCTGCACTTTGCCGACCTGACGCTGATCTTTGTCCACTTCATCCGGGTGGACGCCGAAAGATTTTGCATAGGCCAGTTTGTACAGGTCATGGCCAGCGCGGATTGCTTCACCTTTTTCATCGGTGCCGATGATGGTGTCATAATCTCGAAATGCCTGTAGCTTCCACTTCTCCCCGGCCAGCCACGCCAGTACGCGTCCCTCGATGTTGCTAAGGTCAGATACCACCAGTTTTTTACCCGCAGGGGCCATGATGCAGCCGCGCAAGGCTGAACTGGTCAACTGCATCACATCATCGTAAAGCAGATCGGCGCACCCGGCTTTCAGTGCTTCAATACCAAAATCAATGTCGTCCTGTTTTAGCGTAGGTCTGGGGAGGTTATCGGGCTGAAATATTCGCCCTGCCCAGCGACCCGTGCGGGAGGCACCGCAGAATTGTTTTGTCCCCCGCAAGCGTCCGTCGCTGCTGATACTTTTAAGCAACGCCTTATACTTACTGGTGCTGGTGGTGCAGGATTGCAGACGTACTGTTAGTAATTCTCGCAAAGCTGGTGGCGTTTCGGGATCGTCAATTCGCCGTTGTAACGTGCTGGCCTGCATATCGGGTAACTGGATATTAAATGCAGCGGAGATGTGGCGGAGCATGGCATCACGCTGTGTCGCTGCCTGAACATCGCCATCTGTCATAGTATGTGTCAGTCCCGCCAACCGTGATTGTTCTGCGTCGATAGCTACAATCGCTGCGTTAGCTAATTCAACATCCATGCAGATTCCGCGCCGGTTAATACGCTGGTCGAGATGCCAGAGTCGGGTTTCAAAGGCGTTGAGATTCCATCGTGGCATTTGCTTCCAGATTACCCGCATCGCTTCAATATCAGACTTGGCATATTCAACGAATCGTTGCCATTCGACGGGGTGGGTCTGGCTGGTGGCACGGTGAATCTTGCTGTTTTTCGGACGGGGTTTGCAAAATAGCTGAATTAGCTGTTTACCAGCTTTATCTTTTGCCTGATCTACCGGGACATTCAGTATTCCACACAATGTACCAAGCGAACCGGGGAGTCCATGCGCCAGCGCCTGTATCAGCGTATCGTGAACACGATCTAGCGGAATAGTGATCCCCATAGCGCGTTGAAGTATCACTGTGTCGAACATGCCGCCATTGTGCCAGACGGTCAGCACCTGTGGATCATCAAGTGCGGACTTTAGCTTTTCAGGCATGGGGGCTTTAGTTGTACAATCCCAAACCTGAACAGGCTGATTGCCGATAGCCCATGCGAACAACATTACTTCGGCACTCTCAGCATAGCGGTGGGTACCACAATTAATTGGCGTTGGGCTGTACGTTTCAAGGTCGCAAAAAAGAGGTTCTACACTCGTTCCCATTTGGCTACTTTCCTGTGATTGCATCGGCTGGCCTTTGCCGCCTGGGTGATTGAGGGGAATATCTCGCCAGTATCGGGGTTCTGAACGCGCACGGCCTGTTGGTTTAGTCCAGTAGCAACGGCATGGAGATGGTTCTCGCTGTAAGTGGCCCACTCCAGATTGGTGGCGCGATTATCAAGTTTGTTGCCGTTGATGTGATTTACTGTTGCGCCCTTACCGCTAATAAAAGCGCTGGCGACAAGAGTGTGTACCGTTTTGGCCTGGCGATGGCCGTTCAGATGCAGATGAACGAGTGCGTAGCCACTGTTTGTCACCTGCTGTGAAATAATGCGCGGTTTAGTTTGGCGGAATGCTTCTAAACCGTTTCGAAGTAAATATCTCTGCATAAATACCCGGCTTCGAACGTTACCCTGATCGCTGATTTCATATCGATCTTCATAGCCGGGAATAGATTTCCATATTTCAGACATGGTTAATCTCCGTATGGATTATTTCGGAGTTGGATGGTCGGTATATTTACGGGTGTCAGGGATAGTGCTTTTCGCGGACTGCGATAATTTCTTCTATGTACGGGTTATAAGGAAGGTTTTCGACAGTGAACTCACCTCTTTTTCGATGGCCGACTGAAAGAGCACGAGAGCCAATCTCATGCTTTTCCAGCCACGCATCCCCTATCACTTTCCCATCCTTAAATATTCGAGTTCTAACTGTTACCCATTCTGGCGCTTTTATAAAATGCCGTGGGCTACCCTTGGTATACTTCCATTCGGGCAACATTGTTAATTCCTCTCTTTGCAAAACACCCGGCATTTCGCCGGGTGGGGTGTTGTCGTTTAGGCTTGCGCGTCGTAGACGGTTGCTTCGGTCACACCGGCTTTAACACTCTCAACGACAGAGTTAAAGGCATCTTCGATCACGCGCTCCGGGTTGATGAGCTTGAAGGTAAAGGCCAGCTTACCTTCGCGCAGGCGGTAACGCAGACGAGCCTGCACCTCATATGATTCACCGTTATGGAAAGGTGCCAGGCCCAGCGTGATAACTTCCGGTACCTCAATGGTGCCTTTGTCGTTTTCATCGCTGTAGTTGAATTGAAACTCCCCGGTGGCGAGGCGGATAGCGGAACCAAATACTGCTTTGCGGATCACCTGGAATTTAGTCGCGATTTCCAGCAGTTCCGCACCGGTTGGGGTAACAATGTCGCCAGCGCGGTCTTCCAGAAATTCAGCGAAAGCCTCCTGCCCCATAGCGGTTTCATCATGTTCTTCCCAAATCTTCCAGGGTTTGGACTTCACGCACTGATAAACAGCGGAGTGGCTACACCAGTCTGGTGTGGCAGGATCGGCGTGGTAGTCTAGCTGGGCGGTTAACTTTGTCTGGTTGGCATCGGCCAGGATCACCGAGGCATCGGTTGCAAACTTTGCGCAGTACTGGATGAAACTATCAGCGGACAAGAGTTTTACGTTCTGGCGGATGCGGCGCGGCGCTGGAAGAAAGTGCTCAAGATCGGCCAGTTCGTAACCTTCTGGTAGGGCAACCGCTGGGTTACCGTGGATATCAAAAACCTGCTGGCTTTTTACAATGTCCTGAATAGTTTGAGCTTCGGTCATTTCTTTGTTCCTGTTTTGGATAAAAATAACCCGGCGCGTTGGCCGGGTGAGTGGTTTCCCCTGGTACTGGCTAAAAGGGTCAGATAACTTTACGCAGGCTGGTTTCCTGTTCTGGCAGGGTGCGCCGTTCCTGTTGTCCGGCATCAACCTGTTTCAGTTCGGTGCGTACTGTGCTGGGGTCGTCACGCAGCAGATCGCCATCCGCTGTCGAATACATAATGGTTTCGGCGCGTTCGCCCTCTGGTACTTTGCTGGCGACAACCGGGGAGATTTTCACTACGTCTTCGTTGGCTTTACTGAACATTGCCACTTTGAGTGTCAGTGTCAGGGAACCCGCTTTACCGGTTTCGCGTACCGCTTTCACTACCTCGGCCAGAACTTCGGTCAGTTCTTCATTCAGGGTGCCTTTGTTCAGGTAAACCAGTTGTTGGTTAAATGGGGTGGTATTCATCATGTGCTCACCTTTGAAGGTTGAACCCCGCTGGCGGCGGGGCTGGATGGGTTAGATCAGCGATTCGGCGTCAGCGCCTTCGCTCACATCGTCGAAATCGTCTTCGGTTGCCACGCCGCCGCCAGCGAATGCATCACCATCGCGACAGAACTGGACACCGCCGAGCGAAGCGTTAATACGTTTGCCAAAGTTGTTATCCATCGCCCAGATATCGATGGTGGCGTTAACATAGCAACCGGCATACGGCTTGCCATCGGCGGCGGTCAGCGCGGAACGATCGCGGTCGATAACCAGTGGCCGTGCTTTATTACTGGCAGAGACAAATTTATTACCGGGGTAGCCCTCGTATTCGGCTTTTTCATCGCCATCGTGCAGGCAGACTTTCAGGCCGGTGCGTAAGGATTTAAGAACGCTGTCGGCTTTCGGCCCCCATTTTTCTTTAGCTACCTGAGCGATAGCCGCTTCAATTTCTTTCACGCAGGGATGGTCTGGTGGGAAAATAAATGCGGCGCTAAAACGTGGCTCACCTTCACCGTTAACAGTTTTAGGTTCAAATAATGCCGGAAATGCCAGTCGCACGTTATTCAGTTTTACTTTCATAGATATTTACCTTTAATTCAAATGAGGGATTCAGCGGCTTCAACATCGTCAAAGTCGTTTGCAGGATTGATGTTTAAAGCTGGTTTGGGATCGGACTCTGGTGCTATTGTTGGTTTTCCATCAGGGCGGGTAATAATGGCTTCTACCTTCGCCCAGCGGCGCGGGTTGGCCTTTTTAATGAGTTTTTCAGCCTGCGCCGGGCTGATAACTTTGAAGGTATAAACTTCTTCCTTTTTATACCGGAACTGGTCTTTAAGCAGGGAAATTGCCTCTTCTTCACTACTCCACAAACGGTTACCTTGTTTACCCTGAACCAGTTTATAGCCGGAAACGGAGTGGCCATTTTGCAGCATGTTAAATGCCGCAGAGCGGACGCTTTTACACCAGCTTTCGATATGGTCAATCAGTGGTAGCGTTTCACCCAGCCATTTCCCATCCGATTCAGCCAGCTTCTGACGGGCGGTGGTCAATGCGTCTTCCAGAGGCGGCGGGTCGGATATTTCGCTGAAATCATTCATCAGCGCAGCCGACACATATTCCGCCTGCGCCTGGCATTTACCTCGCCGCTTGCACCAACGGCAGGTTTTCTCTCCGGGGTGGAATGCCGTTGCCGGAATAACATCGGGGCCGTTATCCCCTGCGTGGTCTGCCAGTTGCAGCACATCGGCAGCGATGGCTTTCACGTTCTGCCCGAACTCTTCCAGATTTTGTACGCTGCATTCGTACTCGCTGACGTGGTTGATGCGCGGCTGGTGGATAAACATTCGTACACGATTGATGTCGGCGATCAGACTGACCTGTTCCAGTGCTCCCAGCGCATAAATCATTAGCTGGGGGTTTTCGAACGCATCCACTTTCTCATAGCCATATTTGAGGTCGTGGATCTGCAATTCGTCGCCGATGATGATTACCGCATCAGAGGTACCAAACTGATCGGGTATACCGACTATGTGAGAGAAGTCACACTTCTGCTCCACCATGAGTATCGCGCTGGGTTGCTGCGCCAGCGTCCAGACCGCTTCAACATACTCACCCACCTTATCAACCATTTCCTGACTGACCTGCGGCCCCGGATTCGGTTTTGATGGATGCGCCAGCGGATAGGTTCCGAGATAGGTGCCAACGTCACAGCCTGCATATTCTGGTGGGTGTTTCTGTCGGTTACGAAGAACAATCTCCGCCAGAGTATGGGCTGCTGTGCCCTCTTCGGCATAACTCGTTGTTTCGTCAGTCTCAAACTGTTCTACGGCCAGTGCCGCCGTACAGTTGAGCCAGCGGTGTGCTGCTGAGGGGGATAATTTCGCATGTTGTTCCGGCATTGCTTACCCCTCCGCCAGCGCCTGTTCTGCCAGCATCACAACGTCTGCCAGATTTTCCTGGGGAACCTGACCCAGCTTCTGAGCGCCGAATTTGTTCAGGATTTCCACCGCTTCATTACGATAGCCGCCTGTTGTCAGCTTCATGACCAGAGTCCTGGCCTGTTCAAAAAGTGCTGCGGTGTCCTGCTCAGGCTCGGTAGTTTCCGGTTCTGGTGTTGCCTCCGGTTCAGCTTTCTGAGGTATCAGGCCAGCGCGTTTGTTGTACGGTGTTTTGATGTACAATTCGGCAAACGCCTGACGTTCGTCGATGGTTTCCATCGCACTCCAGTGCGCCAGCATGACGATACAGAGATCGAGTAGTACCGCACGTGTGGTGTTTTTCACCGCTTTGCAATCGATCAGCGCCAGGCTCAGTGCGTCAGTGAACTGATCGCGTTTGTTGCCATTCTCATACGCCCGTGCTTTATCTACCTGTTCAGTCGTGAGGTTCTTAGCTTTCGCGCCGAACAGATTGGCCAGCGCTGTGATAATGCGGATATCAAGTGATTCAATATCAGGTGCTTCTTTTTCGGGCTTCTCCTGCAATTGCAGGTATTCGACTTTGGTGATCTCAATACCAGCGTTGGCGTCGATTATCGCTTTCAGCGCGGTAGTATCATCCGCCACGCCGGTTTTTAGTCCGTCCAGGCTTTTCCACCAGAAAGGCCCCTTTCGTTCCTCTTTTTTGGCGCTGTCTGTTTTCGGTTGCGGCGGTGCGTCAGGCGCAAAGGTTTTGCCGCTCTGCATTGCGGCAATTAGCTGGCGCATTACCTCGGTATTTTCTTTAATGACTAATTCAAGGCTCATGGGGTACCTCAGATATAAAGGGTGATCGGGAAGTGGGCGTTGGGGTTTCGTTCCAGTTCATCGCGCTTACGCAACCAGCGCAGGCGGCGAACGGTGTTATTTACGGGGGCAGTGCCTAACGGGGCGTTTTTAACTTTTTCAGGCTGTTGCATCTGGTTGAATCCTCCTGACGTGCTGGAAACCGGATGGTGTCTGATTTATCTTCGTTCACACCATTAGTGGTAAGGGTTAAGAAATGGATACGAGTTCTTGGGAAAAATATGCTGTCTGCCCCATCTGTAAAAATAAATTCAGAATCGGAAGGCTTGTGCGTCATCTCAATCACCACAAGGGCATTACCAGAGAGCAAGAAGATTTAATTAGAAATGCCGCTATAGATTCCGCTAGCAAATCTATGATGGAAGAACGAAATTCCGCGATCAGCGCTAGCATTGGGATAAAAAACAACAGTGCTACCGATGTGATGACGCATAGAAAGCAGCACTATTACGCATCCCAACCTTTATCTGGTGGGGCGTTTGGGCAGGGCAAAAAGAAATAAAAGCACTTTATGAAGCGCCGCGATGGCGCTTGAAAAATGCTTTTAACTGACTCTACGTACCGTTATGCCCTCCGCTTTGATCGCTATGCTGGCGTATGTCTTGCCTCGCCTGTAGCACCTTCCTTGATGTCGCAGGGAGCGATCGCACTGCGCAATGTTTGTCCGGTATGCAGCGTCAGTTTCCAGATTGTTAAAGAGCGGTTCCGACGCATGGTTTAAAGTCGCGCCGTTCGACTATCAATTTTGAATTCTGGAAAAATTCAATAATGAATTTATAGTGAAACATGAATTCCCTGTCAATTCAAAAGTGAATTTATTTTTGCAAAAAATTACCGCCTCACAGGGCGGCGGGAAGAAAGGATAGTTGAATCAATCGCCTATGTAGAGGGAAGGTTTTGCTATTCCTGCGACATACTGAATGCTTTCGATCTCTTTAAGGGCAAAGCGTATAGGAAGGTGTTCTTCGTTTATCGACATAACCATGACTTCGGCATCGCGCTCGTAAAGAAAGGTTTTTACCATTACTTGTTCATCCTTGGTAATGACAAGTACCTCATCTCCCGGCAGGTAGCCGTGGCCAGGTTCAACAACGACATACTCACCGTCTTTGATGCGTGGCTTCATGGAATCACCAGAACAGCGAAGAGCATAGGCCCCCGGGTCCTTTGTTGGCCAGTTGATAAAGCCATCCCCATAGCCAACCGGATACTGAAGGTTTACCCAATGCCCCCCGTTACCCAGTTGTGCACCTCCTACGACAGGAACCTTTGTGAAATGAAGCAGTTCAGGTGAACTATTAACATTACATTCGGGTTTTAAGTCAATGAGATCCTTTTCCATTAGTTCTTCAACCTTAATTTTAAAGTAATCAGCAATACGCTTCAGCAGCGCATACTTCGGTTCTTTAATGTCTCCCGCGATCAGCCTGTGCATAGTGGGTTGTGGGATTTTAGTACTTTTTGCTAACTCAGTTACGTTCGCCACCCCTTTACGTTGCATCAGGAGGGTAATATTGGCGATTAGTTGATCTGTTGATTTGTTCATGCCTGTGTCCTTGTTGGGGTATCCAAGGCTGAATATTCTATATTGAATAGTGTACTCTGGCTTTTAATTCAAAACTGAATTATGATTTAATCCGGTATTGAATTTAAAAGTAGTGAGGAACTCTCTATGCAACCTCTTTCTCCCCAAGAAACGGTCAAGGCATTGATTGCATCAGGCCTTACGCAGGTTGAAATCCAGGCCCGCACAGGCATTAGCCAGGCATCAATAAGCCGTATCGTATCGGGTAAAAATGCTGACCCAAGGTTATCTGTTGTACGTACGCTGGAAAATCTATTCTCAGAAGTGAAAGCTCAAACAGCAGAACAAAAGGCTTAACCCATGCCTATACACTACTCAGTGGGGCAGGGAGCTACAGATAGCCGACCAGCCCCCGCGCGGGCGAAAGACTTTGCCGACTATCGGACGAAAGTTGAACGCTTGCGGAAAAATATTGGCGTCACTCACGATGATTCAAAGGACATCTTGTCCCGTAAAAAAAAGCGCCTGTCTTACCTTTGGGGGGCGATGCGCGACACGTCGAACGGGCGTAGCGCCGTTAATGCGGGTGACCGCGATGTAATATGGCTGGATATGGATGGTTGTTCAGAAGCCGACTGGCCCGCGTTACGCGATTCCGCGTCGGTATATCTTGGATTTGCCTATTCCACCGCCAGCCATGAGCACCCAACTGTAAACGGAGAACAACGCTGGCGTCTGTGTTTCGCGCTCTCCCACACCGTAGCAACATCCGATTATAAACGCCTGTGTGAAGCGATTGAGCGGGAGTTGATGGACTGCTACAGCCTGATTGGCGATGGCCCGGTTAAATGGGACAGATCGGTATATAACCTTGATCACATGGTGTATGCCCCCCATGAAAGCGCCGTTTTTATTGATTTTTCAGGCAAGGTAATTGACGTTGATATGCTGCTGGCAAGGGCTGGCGATGTGCCATCTCCGTCTGTATCTGATCACGCTAGTGATGATTTGTCGCGTCTCGTCGATCTGAATCACGTAACCCAGCAGACCTTTGACGATTTGCGTTCTGCGATGTGGCATCCCACTGTGCTGGCTGACGCACAACCTGAATGTGGCAGGCATAACGCCTGGGCGTCAATGGGGTGTCGCCTCGCATGGTTTATGGATACTGAATTTGAAGGACAGGCCAGAGATCTTTGGCTGGAATGGTCTGCTGCCGGTGGTGGGAGTGCTGCGGATATTGCGGAGGCTGAACGCCGCTGGGATGAAGGTAAGCTGACGGCAGATCGCACTGGTTTCCAGGCTATCTTTACCCGTGCGCAGCAAGCCGGATGGAAAAATCCTGCGGCTGAACGTATGCGCCAGTCCTCTGTCGCCAGCGTTGAGGACTTTGACGAACTCCCGCCAGAAGAACCCGAACAACCCCGATCATTTCCTCACTCAGGTGGATACGGTAAGCCGGGAAAGTTTATCGTTGAAGGGCTGGTACCCGTTGGCGTTGCCATGTTTTACGGCCCTTCATCCTCTTTTAAATCGTATTGCATCATATCGATTCTTTGTCGGGTAGCGATGAAAACGCATCGCTGGGCCGGGCGAAACATCAAAGGCGGTGCGGTTTTGTATGTTGCTGCTGAAGGTGGCAGTTCAGTTATGTCGCGTGTTGGTGCCTGGGCGGATAAATATAACGGCGGTAAACCGGTTGAACTTTTCTACACGTTGCCGCTGGCGGTCGATCTCTCTGTTCCGGCACGGGTCAGTGCCATCATCAAAGAAATCAGGCGGATTGAGCAAGTTACCGGTGAATCTGTAAGGATTGTTGCTGTTGATACTTTGTCGCAGTCAATGATGCAGGGCGACGAAAACAGCGCCAGCGACGTGGCAAAGTTTATGGCGGGTGCGACGCGGATCGTTAATGAGACTGGCGCAGCGGTGATCCCAGTACATCATAGCGGTAAGGACAGCAGCAAAGGAATGCGTGGCTCTTCTGCTGCTTTTGCTAACGCCGATGCGGTTATTCGCGTTGAGCGCATTGACGACGCGGTGAACCTTATAAATGAGAAGCAGCGTACCGGCCCGGCGCAGCCCGTCCGGGGCTATCTGGTTCCAACCGTCCAGTTGCCTGATGAAGTTATCGCCGGGTATGAGATGTACGATGATGAGTACACCAGTACCGAGGGGGATGTGTATGACCCCGTAAGGCTGACAACCGAACGCGTTTTCGAAGATGTTCCTCTGGCTGAGATTGATCCGCTGATGGCTAAAACCGATGCAGATATCAAAGGCAGCAGCGATGAATCGTGGGTGTGGGAAAAACTTGAAGCCTCTGGCGGTACTATTAACCGTTCGGTACTTCGCGAGATGTGGAAAGATGAGACAGATAAGAGCGCGGGCCAGTTCCGTACTGTTTTAGGACGCATGAAAGAGAAGGATTACATTGTAGAGCATGATGGCGTTATTAAAGATTCTCTTGGCGAGAGCGTGCCAGCTGGAGGGGATAAACTTGTTTAATCTTACCAATTCGCAAAAAACTACGAATTTGCATAAAAGTACGAATGCAAATCTTATGCAAAATATGCGCATAAATAATCAGTGCAACCAAGATTTTGGCATACAGGCGCAACACAAAGCGCAACAGCGCAACAAAAATTGTTGCTCCACTGATTTCAAAGGATTTTTTAAGAGCAACAAGCGCAACATGACGGCAAGCGTAGCGGCGCAACACAATACCCCTCTCCCCCCTTTAGGGGGGAGGGGGTTGTTGCGCCCGAGCCGTTGCGTTTTTCATTCACCGAATATACATATGCAATGCCTGAAATTTATTTAACCCACAAAGGAGTTACAAAATGGAAACTGTAAAAATTAGCGAAATGGAAAAGTTGGAAGTAGCACAAGGCTACGGGAGATCAGCAGCAGCAATTCGTTCAATAGTGACAGAACCATCCGGTAAATATTGGGAGGTATCGACTGTAGATACCGGTGATGCGTCAAAATGCCTTTGTTTTCGGAAAGTGGTTGCGTGGGCCACAGTGCTGGAAAGCAACTATCAGACCTTTGTCACGGATACACGTCCTTTGGTTTTTGAGGAAGAAGGCGGCGGCTTAGAACTTACTAATGGACGGGTAGTGGAACTTGCTGAAATCCCAGAGAATGCGGAGATACAAATTCCCGATATGCTGGTGGGTTGCCCCGTAAACGTTGCACCAAGCCAGTTTTATATAACCTGGACACCTGACAGCGAATAACACCAGATTTGTTGAGAAATGTTGAGGTCAAAAGCTATGCGCAGAAATATGCAAGAAGTTTTAGAACGGTGGGGCCGGTGGGCTGCGAGTGAAGAATACTGCTCACTGGTGGACTGGCCTGCGATGTCGGTAACACCCGGACGCAAACCCGAAGCTGGTAAGCCGGGCTGCTCCGACGAGGACGGAATGGCAATTGATACCTGCGTCGCGCATATGAGCACGGTACGCCATGCAGAAGACATCCTGATCCTGGGGCAGCGTTTCATCGGGGGCCATTCAACACGATTTATCGCAGAGGCTATGGATATCCCTAGGATGCAGGTTAGGGCGTCTCTCAATGCGTCAGAGGAGTTTTTAGAGGGATGTTTAGTTGCGATGGCTGTTCGACTTGATATGGACCCGATTGTTGTTTTGCCTGAACCTCTTGCGGGCGCCCAAAAACCTGTGCTAATCTTCTAGCATCTAGAATTATAAGTTAATTTTACGACCTCAATTTCAAAGCCTCGCTTCTTCGGATGCGGGGCTTTCGTGTTTCCGGGCTACTGAAAACATAAAACTGTCAAAAATGAGCCGTTCACATGCTGATTTGGTTGAACGCTAATAGTGGCGTTTTGTTATAAAAATGTTGCTGCCGTTTTTAGTCAAATAACGCCAGGAAAACATGTACTTTTGCGGCGTTAGGGTGACATTTTAAACGAGTGCATTTTTGCCGGTGCGGTTAAGAACCATTATGTTAAATAGCCCCCGTTTTGCTGATTTTTTCCGCCTGAATGCGACTTACCGCTTGCTGTGCTCTCTGGTCAGAGTTATTTGTGTGCCAACGCAATTAATTCAGGAATAAGACATGTTAAATCAGCAGGATATGACAGAAACCGCCGCCGCCGTGTATCACTTTCTGCCATCTGATAAATGGGTTACCGTCCGCGCTATGGTGGGTATTGCCTGAGTTTAACCGGCCAGCTTTCTTCGCAGCGGCAGCGGAAATTGCCGCATCTGGCGATACCCCACTGAATCCTGCTGTATTACCCGATGGGCTTAGTGAGGCTGATTACATGGCGATTTCCCTCGCGATGCTGCAACGCGCAGATGCGATTTATCTGCTTGATGGCTGGCGTTCTAGTGCTGGCGCACGCGCTGAATACGCTCTGGCTGAAAAGCTGGGGATCGAAGTGCTGTTTCAGGAGCTAATGCCGGAACAATGTTTAAAGCGGGGGTAGTGTTTCCCGCAATTATTTCAGGGCTGCGCTGAAGCGTGGCCTTTTTCATGTCTAGCGCCCGGCGTTCTGCCCTGCGGCGAACAAAGGAGAAAGAACAATGCCGGAACCGCTAACCACAGGTACCAGTGCGGCAACCTATATGATCGGCGGTATCACTATCGCAAGTTTATTCGCTGGTGGAGATACGGGGGTGATCATCGGAGCCTTTTCTGGTGCAGTCATTTATGTCTTGTCGGCGTCTGATTTGTCTATCTGGCAACGCCTGCTGTCGTTTCTTGCCTCGTTCCTTATCGGGGGGCAGACGGCGGGGTTTGTGACAGATGTTATCAACTATGTGACACCAGAAGTTATTCATGCGGAGCGCCCTCTGGGGGCTGTAGTTGCTTCGGCTATTGCTGTACGCGTGTTCATGTATATCAGCAAGCAGTCAGAGAATCCGGGGCAGTGGTTTAAAAAACTGCGAGGGGGTGGCGGTGATGGTCAATGAAATTTTCCTCATTGTTAATGCACTGGCTTGCGCTGTGATTGCGTTGAGGTTGATGACCTTTCGCAGGGCTGGGGGGACACACCGTCCCCTTGCTGCCTGGTGTGCCTATTTCCTTATTATTGCCTCCGCATCGGTACCTGTCCGTATTTTGACAGGTGAGTACGGTTGTGCGGACTGGTCAGAGACTTTTATCAATCTGGCATTTTGTGCCGCTGTTCTTGCTGCTCGCGGAAACGTTATGCGTTTTGCTAAACCATTAAGGTGATCCCATGCCTGATTATAAATTTAGTAAACGTAGTGAAAATAATCTGGTGGGAGTAAACGCCGATCTGGTGAAAATAGTACGGCTTGCGCTGACATTAACCACTGTTGATTTTGGTATTACGGAGGGCTTGCGCAGCCGAGAGCGTCAGAAACAATTATTAGCGCAAGGGAAAAGCCAGACTATGAATAGCCGTCATATTACGGGCCATGCGGTTGACGTAGTGGCATATCTCGGTAGTCAGGTTAGTTGGGAGTGGAAATACTACGAACAGATCGCTTCCGCATTTAAAGCAGCAGCAGCGGAACTTAATATTCCTGTTGAGTGGGGCGGAGACTGGAAAACGCTTAAAGACGGCCCCCATTTCCAATTACCACACCGGGATTATCCCGCATGAATATTTCATTCAGTTGGCGAACGATGGCTGTCGGAATACTGGTCGTTGGGATCGTCGTTGCGGGCCGGTTAGCGTTCCACTACCGCGAAAACTACCACCACGCCCTCGACAAGCAGCGCGAGTTTGCTCAACTGGCTGAAACCAGACAAAAAGCCATCATTGATATGCAGGCCAGACAGCGCGTTGTGGCGGATATTGATGCTAAATACACAAGAGAGCTAACAGATGCTAAGGCTACTATCAATCAGCTTGAGCGTAGCGTTAACGCTGGTACTCAGCGGCTGCGTGTCAACGCCAGTTGCAAATCCGTGTCCAGTCACACCACCACCAGCGGCCTGGATGATGGAACCCGCGCCGGACTTACAGACACCGCTCAACGGGATTATTTCACCCTCAGAAAGCGAATCGAAACAGCACGAAGTCAAATAGCAGGGTTGCAGGATTATATTCGTAATGTATGTCTTGCACCGAAAGAGTAGAGGAAATTTATTTTATGGCAAAAAGACTCAACGCTAAGAAAGAGCTTTTTTGCCGGGAATTTATTGTTGACCTAAAAGCTGGCCCGGCAGCGATCCGGGCGGGATATAGCAAAAAAACAGCCTATAGCGCGGGGCCTCGCCTGTTACTTGAACCTGAAGTTGTTCAGCGTATCAACCAACTGAAACAGGAACGTATAGAGCAATTAGGCGTTGATGCCAACTACGTTTTGCTACGTCTGGTTGAAATTGATCAGATGGATACACTGGATATTCTCAATGAAGATATGACCATTAAGCCGGTAAGTGACTGGCCTTTGGTCTGGCGTCGATATTTAAGCGGTTTCGACCTGGCTGAAATGTTTGAGGGCAGGGGGGATGAGCGTGAAATGGTTGGTATCCTCAAAAAAATAAAGTGGCCTGATAAGGTGAAAAACCTTGAGTTGCTTGGTAAGCATGTGAGTGTGCAGGCATTTCGTGATCAGATTAGCAACGAACTGACAGGTGCAAACGGTGGGCCTATTCAGCATACCCATACCGCATCGGAGTTAACAGATGAACAACTTGCAGCAATCATCGGTAATCAGTAAAGAAGATGCTGCCAAAGAACTGTTAAAGCGCCGTCATGCTCGCAGAGGTCTGCATGAATTTATTCAGTACATTAACCCAGAATATATTACCAGCCCGTTTTCTAAAACAGTTTGTGAAGCAGTGGATCAATTTCTGCTGGAGATGATGGAAGGTAAGCGTCCCGTTTTGATACTGGGTGCGCCGCCGCAACATGGAAAGTCTGATATTGTTTCTCGCTATCTTCCGGCGTACTTCTTTGGTAAATATCCTGATAAGCGTATCGGTGCTTTATCATATTCATCGGATTTAGCCGGGGATATGAATGCCGATGTGCAACGTATCATGGCATCAGATGAATATCGGTTATTATTTCCTGAAAGCTGGTCTGGTAATAAAGCCAAAGACGGTGTAGCAGTTAAACGTAATTCTGATGGATTTGGGATAGCTAACTACAAGGGTAGCTATGTTTGTGCGGGTGTCGGTGGGCCTTTAACGGGTAAAAAAGTCGACCTTGGTATTATTGATGATCCAATAAAGAACTCTAAGGAAGCACTTAGCCCTACCACTAAAAAATCTATCTGGAACTGGTATGTTTCGACTTTTAAAACCCGTTTGTCGAAAAATAGCGGTGAAATCATTATGGCAACCCGCTGGGCTACCGATGATTTATCCGGCCAGGTAATAGAGAAAACGCAGAAAGCTAAGGTGTTAGCCTTTCCCGCTATTAATGCGCAGGGCGAAGCGCTGGTTCCTGAATTACACCCGCTCGATAAGCTGTTAGAGACGAAAGCTATTTTGGGCGACTATTTCTGGTCGGCAATGTACCAGCAATCGCCCAAACCGGGTGACGGACAGATATTCCAGGAAGGTTGGGTCAGATATTACTTACCTAAAGATCTGCCAGCCAAATTCGATACCGTTATCCACAGTTGGGATATGACCTTTAAAGACAGCGAAGGAACGGACTATGTTGTCGGCCAGGTATGGGGCAAAAAAGACGCCAACGCCTACCTGTTGTATCAGACACGCGCCCGCATGAGCTTCACACAGACGTTAAAAGCGGTTAAACGTCAGTCTGATATGTTCCCGGAAGGTCGTCGAAAATACGTTGAGGACAAAGCTAACGGGCCTGCTGTTATCGATTCGTTGAAGTCCACGGTATCCGGCCTGATCCCTGTCGAGCCGGATGGTAGCAAAGTCGCCCGTGCTCATGCGGTAACGGCTGAGTGGGAATCAGGCAACGTACTCCTGCCACACCCGAGTACGGCCCCCTGGATAACTGAAACCGTCGAGGAAATTACCACATTCCCGTTTGGTGCTCACGACGATACGGTTGATGCCATGACCCAGGCGCTACGCAAGCTATACACCAAAAAAGGCAGTTTCTTTACAACGAAGAGGTAACTATGTGGCCGTTTAAGAGGCGTAAAAATCAGGTCGCGCCGGTTAAACGGTCGGCGTTCACCACTCAGCTTTACCCCGCACTGGCGCGTTCGGAGGGATTTAACGGTCTGGACTTACCGCAACCTGTTATTAGCGGTGTGGCGATGGACTCCATCGATGGTTCCGTGCCTGCATTTAAAGGTGGGAATGTTTACGGTGTTCCCGAAGCACAGGCTATGTGGTACGCCAGCCAGGGCTTTATCGGCAACAATATGTGCGCGGTGATAGCCAAACACTGGCTGGTGGATAAGGCGTGTAATATGCCCGCGCGTGATGCTATCCGGCAGGGCTATGACCTGGACTGCGACGATAAAGATGTCGCTAAATTGCTCATAAAACGCAGCAAAAAATACCGCATCAATCAGGCGATGAAAGAGTTGATCCATTTTGGTCGCGTATATGGTGGTCGTCTGGCGCTGTTTGTCGTTGAGACTTCAAACCCCAAAGAGTGGTATGAAAACCCCTTTAACATCGATGGTGTGGTCAGAGGAAGTTACAAGGGTATCAAGCAGATCGACCCGCAGTGGGTGACGCCTGAACTGACGGAGGCCAATCTGCAAGATCCGGCAGGGCTGGATTTTTACGAACCCACGTATTACGTGATCGCCGGTCGCCGGTACCATAAATCGCATTTTGTTAAATTCGTGCCCTTCCCGGTACCGAATGTTCTCAAGCCGACCTACAACTATTTTGGCGTATCCGTGCCTGAGCGCATCTACGAGCGCGTTTATGCCTCAGAACGTACAGCTAACGAAGCCCCTGAACTGGCGATGACCAAGCGTCTGTTGACGATGGGTATCAGCGATCTGGAAAGCGCAGATAAAGCGACCGTCAGCGAGAATATGTCCTATTTCATTGAAATGCGTGACAACTACGGCGTTCACGTTACCGGAAGTCAGGATACCGTGCAGCAGTTTGATACCTCACTGGCCGATCTCGATGCCACCATTATGACGCAATATCAACTGGTCGCGGCGGGTGCGAATGTTCCGGCCACAAAACTTCTTGGCACTACACCGAAAGGCTTTAACGCCACGGGGGAGTACGAGGAAGCCAGCTATCGCGAGGAACTGGAGAGTATTCAGTCGAACGACCTTGAAGAACTGTTACAGCGCCATTTCGATATGTTGTTGCGTAGCGCGGGCCTGCCCGTTGTTGAGGTCAGTATCAACTGGAAACCGCTGGATAGCCCGACCGCAGCAGAATATGCCGATATTGAACTGAAACAGGCACAAACAGCCTCTGCATATGCTACAGCCGGAGCCATTGACGGCTACGACATTCGTAAAAAGCTGGCGGCGGATAAAGAGTCGAGTTACTACGGGCTGGACATGACCGATGAAGAAGAAAATCAGATTCCGGGAGAATCGGGCGCGATGGGCGGCATCCCGTCAGGCGGTAATGAAGGGGAAACCGCTGGCCTATCCAGCCGCCCCGGCAACACGCTACAGCCAGGCTATGTCGCAACTGGTGCGCCAGATGATAGCTGACTATCAGGCAACCTTTACCCAACTGAATGACGACTTTGCGCCGGTTGGTATGGATGCCAGCGTTGCCAGCCAGACCCGTATCTGGCTGAACCGCCTGAAACGTAAATGGGACGGTATTTTCAACAAAAAAGCGGCAGAAATAGCGGATAAGTTTGTTTCCCAGACCGATCTGGCCGCGCAACGCAACCTGGACGATTCACTAAAAACGCTATCCGGGGGGCTGACAATAAAGACGCCAGATATGCCGGGTGAGATGAAAGAGCGTTTAACCGCTGCCACCGCAGAGAACGTCGCGCTGATTAAAACCATTCCTGAACAGATTCATCGCAGGATTGAAGGCGCTGCGCTGCGATCCGTCAGCCACCCAGGCGAGGGAGCCAAAACCCTTCTCGACGAAATCAGGCAAACCGGCACGGTGACAGAAAAACGGGCGCAGTTTATCGCTGTGGATCAGAGCCGGAAAATCACCACGGTATCTAACTATGAGCGGATGAAATCAGCCGGTATCCGTAAAGCAGTCTGGCATCACTCAGCCGGTAGCGCTGAACCCAGAGAACTGCATCTCAGGTTAGACGGCCAGACGTTCGATCTGGATAACCCTCCTGTTATTGATGAAAAAACCGGTCAGCGTGGCCTACCCGGTACGTTGCCTAATTGCAAATGCTTCTGGACGCCGGTTGTGGATTTTGGTGACACCTCATGAACGAAACTAAACGAACGTATGACCTCAATGGCTGGCTGGAAGTAAAAGACAACCCCATCTCAAAAGTTGGGGTTTTTGATTATCTGGGGGCTGAAATTAATGCTCCTGACCCCAGCCGTATCTATCGTGTCTATCGACCGGAGGAGGAGCTACGTAGCATCGATACGATTAACTCTTTCCGGCTGATGCCCTTCATTGATGAGCACGAAATGCTGGGTAAAGACGCCACCCCTGCTGAGAAAAAAGGGATACAGGGCGTCATTGGTGAAAATATCTGGTTCGATTACCCCTACTTACGGGGAAACATCAAAATTCTATCTAACTCCGCCCTGAGCAATATCAGCAGCGGAAAAATAGATTTATCTCCCGGCTATCGATGCCGCTATGACTTCACCCCTGGCAATTTCAACGGCCAGCCCTATGACGCTGTTCAGCGGCATATCAGAGCAAACCACCTTGCGCTGGTGGACGAGGGGCGAACTGGCCCCGATGTCTCCGTGCAGGATCACGTTATAACCATAGATACCAAGGAACTCATTCGCATGAATCCAGATGATGACAAAAACAAGCCCACAACTGATGACGGTGGTTTTACCCCCGAACAGGTTGAGCAAATCAAACAGATTGTTGTGGCAGCGCTGGCGGCGGGTAAGCCAACTACGGACGATCCCGATCCGACTGCACCCGCAGACCCTGCTGACCCCGTTGATCCGGCAGCAGCAACCGAAGGGGCAGCAGCGGCAGAAGAAGGCGCGGAGGCGGCGGTAGAAGCGGCTGAGGCAGCAGCGGAGGCAGCAGAAACCGGGGAGCCTGGCGCTATCGAAAATGCTGAAACGGCTATCGAGTCGGCAGAATCGGCTATCGAGGAGGCGAAAGAGCAGCTCGACCAGGCTACCACTGACAGTCTCAGTCGTCGGCTTAAACGCCTGCGCAGAAGTATTGGCACGGTTGATACCATCGCCGCGCTGAAACGCAAGGTGGCAAAACTGGAGAAAAGCAAACCGACAATGGATACCGGTGCGTTGCTGAAACAAATCGGTGCCCGCGATGAACTGGCGCGTAAGTTAACGCCATTCGTTGGTGTGTTCGATCATGCGCCCATGACTGCGCAACAGGTCGCAGAATATGGCGTTGAAAAGCTGGGTATCCAGTGTGGTAAAGGCACTGAGGCTATCGCGCTTGATGCGTGGATGCAGGGACGAGTACCGGATTCCCAAAAGCCGTCTGTTGCGATGGATAAGGCCGTCAGCAACCAGTCAATTTTAGATAAATGGGGCGATAAATAATGGCAATCCCTAAATCTGTAGCAAACGGCATGATCTCCGGCGTAGTCGGTGAAGTCAGCCACTTTGGCCCACTTCGCGCCACCAGTGCCGTTCTGGACTCAGCCGACGAAAAAAAGAATCTGTTTGGTCTGGCCTATACCTACAAAGACGCCAGTGTTGAATCTGTGCAGCCGGGCGGTAATGGGGCGTTTGCGGGGATCATGATTAACCCGAAAGCGTATCGTATCGAGACCGAATATGCCCGCAACGGGACTCAGGGGGAGTTTCTCACTATGGGAGAGGTATACGTCGAAGTTAGCGAATCGGCTAACGCAATTAACATGCCAGTGGTGTTTAACGCTGACGGCGAACTGACCGCTAAAGCCACACTGGTCGCCGGAGACAAAGCGATTGGCTTTGTATCACGTCACGTTGGTTCTGCTGAAACACCCCATCTCTGTCTTGTTCGCCTGACCGAGATCCCATATCCAGATCGAGCCATAACCCCTGAACCGTAATCGGAGAGTAATAAAATGGCGTTAAGCAAAGAAAAATTTTATATGTCTGGCCGCGAGATCCGCAGACGTGGGCCGCTGAATATTAAGCCCGATCAAAAGTGGACGTACAACGAGCTGGGGCAACTTGGCTTCGGTGGCCTTGCGGCGATGGACTCCGCGTTAACCGGCCCTGCGGTAAGCGGTGGTCTTATTCATCGTGAAATGCTGCAACATGTTTTACCGGGTCTTATCCGCACGGCGACCCGTGTTCGTGTTCTTGATGAAATTACCGGAGTAATGAACGCGGGTGAGTGGCACGATGAAGAGATCATCCTGAACGTGGCAACGCCGGTAGGCAAACCAGAACTGTACGGTGACCACACTAATATCCCGCTGGCTTCCTATGCGCAGGATCAGGAACGTCGCGGTATTGTACGTTTTGAGCAAGGTTTTCAGGTAGGTAAGCTGGAGGAGGCTCGCCAGTCGGCGGCGGGTTTTGAGGCGGCAGCAGAAAAACGCGTTGCTGCTACTGAGTCACTGGAGCAGGGGCGTGAGCGAGTCGGCTATCAGGGTTTTAACAGCCCGACTACCCGTGTTTTTGGTCTGTTAAATGACCCAAACCTGCCATCCTATGAAACTGCGACAGCACCGTGGCAGGGCGCAACATTTGCGCAAATCACTGGTGACATCACCGCGATGTTTTCACGTCTGGAAGCAAATTCAGGCGGAATTATTCGCGATGATACGCCGATCACGTTGACGTTGCCGCTGGGTTTCCGTTCTGCGCTGAACATCTCTAATCCGGTCGCTAAAGGTGAAACCGTCAAAGAGTGGATCAACAACAACTATTCCAATATGCGCCAGGTCTTTTCACCTGAATTCAAAGGTGCGAATGGCGGGGCAAATATTGCCTATATGTTTGCCGATAGCGTGGATGATGGTTCTACCGCAACCAGTGCAACAATTTTGCAGGTTGTGCCGGTGAAATACCAGTTGCTGGGGTCTGAGAATCAGATCAAGGGCTATCTGGAAGATGCCACTAATGCCACTGCTGGTGTCATTGTCACCCGTCCCTGGGCGATCACCCGTCTGACCGGTCTTTGATAACAGCCCTCAATTTTTGAGGGCTTAATCTTTAAGGATTACCCATGCCTATCTACGTTTATTCCACGCTTTCCAGTGACCAGAATTACTCACTGGAAGCGGGTGGAGCGTTATTTATTGCTGGAAAAGCCAATATCATGACCAGACAAATGTACACCCCACGTGGTCGTGTTACTGAAATTACCGATGAGCAGTACGCCCTACTTAGAAAGAATCATGTTTTTCAGCTACATGAAAAAAATGGTTTTATCGCGGTTGAAGAAATAAAAGCCGATCCCGAAAAAGTGGCGACCAATATGGAAGCCAGCGATCTGTCAGCGCCAGATACGCCTGAATCTCTTGAAGCAGAAAATAAAGAGGTTCCGAAAAACAACAAAAAAGGTAAATGATTATGGATGCTGGCACCTTTCCCCTCGAAGCATTTCGTGTGCTTTACCCACAGTTTAACGATGTGCCTGCTGATGATATTTTTATTATCGCCAAATCAGCAACCTGTTATTTCTCGGAATGTCACGGGATCTGCACCAGTGAACTGTGGATGCTGGTGGTTGCGCATATGTTGACGCTGCGCCAGATGGCGGCTAAAGGAGAATCCCCTTCAGGGGCGGTGACCAGCGCCACGATCGATAAAGTGAGCGTATCATTTGCTGCCCCGCCGACGAGTTCAAACTGGTCACACTGGTACAACCTGACGCCATTCGGCCAGCAATATCTGGCGTTGATTAAACGCTGTAGTGTACCGCGCTATATCGGTGGCATGGGAGAACGTGCGGCCTTTCGTAGCGTGGGTGGCCGGTTTCCGATGCGCGGGAGGCTGAGACGATGAGTAATTTTGCCAGGCTGAAAGCGGTCTACGATGAACTGAACAAAAAGCAGTTGAAGATCGGATTTTTTGAGCACAGTAAATACCCTGACGGTACGCCGATTGCTTATGTCGCGGCCATTCAGGAACTTGGGTATCCGGCTGGCGGCATCCCGCCCCGGCCTTTCCTGCGTCCGGCAATGACAGAGAATGCCGCTGGTTACAAAAATCTCATCTCGCAAGCCGTTAATGCTTCTGTTGCAGGCAGTATTGCGCTTAACGATGGGTTGAATCAGATTGGAGCCAAAGCTGCGGGGGATGTAAAGAATGCCATCCGTACCCTGACAACGCCTCCGCTGGATACATCCACCATCCGGGGCAGAGCCAGAAGACACAGCAAAGGTAAAGCCTCAACAAAACCGCTGGTAGATACCGGACAGATGTTGCAGACGGTCACTTATACAGTGGAGGACAAATAATGTTTGGCAATCTCTACAATGTGGCCGCACGGGTGATCCCACAGCAGACGGCTTTCTGGTATCGGTTTAAGTCGCGCACTACAGACGACCTTGGCAAATGGGTAGCGCAGTACCATTCGCCCGAACCGGTCACGGGTAGCTGGCAGGCGGTGGATACGCAGGATGTACAGGAAATGGGGCTGGTGACCGGCAAAGTTTATCGGCGGCTCTACACTTCGCACGATATTCACGCCATCCAGCGGGGGGATGCACCGGATTATCTGGTGTTCAACGGCAAGCGCTATGACGTCACTGGTGATGCAGACTGGTACGCGCAGGACGGCTGGAAGTCTGTTCTTTGCATTGAGGCTGGAAGCTATGACGGATAACGAGGTTTACATTGTCATCCGGCACCAGATGCTGGCGCAAATGAATGATGCGGGGCTTTCGATACCTGTTGTTGCCGGTTTCCAGTCAACAAAGCAGGGGAGGGAAGATAGCTTTGTTATGTTCTTTCCCATCAACGAGGCAGGCCACGGATGGCAGGCGCGAAACTATCAGGTTGCTGGCACTGATGCGAATCACAAAGAAACTCAGTTGGTAGAAAAAACGTTGCAGGTTCAGGGGCTGGTTTCCGATGCCAGTGAACTTACAGCAACCGACCTGACTGCCACGGTTCGAATGATAGTGAACTCACTACCTTTTATTGATGCGCTAAAAAAACAGGGTGTGGGGGTACAACGTGCTTCTGGTATTCGAACGCCTTATTTTATCAATGACCAGGGGGATTATGAACAGAACCCCTCGTTTGATTTTAACGTCACATTCCACCGCGAAATGTTCCCAAACACCACAGCAGTAAAAGCGCTTTATCCTGATATTCACCGCATTTAATTAAGGTTTAACCATGCCAATCAAACAAACACGCTATGTCAGCATTGCGAGTGCGGTCATTGGCGCGTCTGCTGTACCGATGCGCAAACTGACGGGCCGCATATTCTCTCAAAACGCAAAAATTCCATCCGGTGATGTGCTGGAATTCGCCAGCGGTCAGATTGATGAGTTTCTGGGGGCCAGCTCTCCCGAAGCGAATTTTGCCCGGCAATATTTCAGCTATACCAGCCCGGCCCCCGTCAATAAGCCGAGAGAATTGCAGGTAGCACCCTGGGTACCAACCGGTCGGGCACCGACGCTTTCGGGAGGGGATGCGGCCAGTCTGGACGAGTTGAAGGCGATCACTACCGGAACACTCACGGTGATTATCGGTAATATTCGTAAAGAACTCACCGAAATCGATCTTTCTACGGCCAAGTCCTACGCCGATGTAGCCTCGACCGTACAGCAAAAGCTAAATGCTGAATCTGAACCCGCTTTCGCTTCTGCCAGAGTGACTTTTATCGCTATCAGCGGCACGTTTGAACTCGGTGGTGGGGTACCGGAGCGAGCAAACATTAACGTTGAGTCTTCCGCTCTTGCGGATGCGATGGGTTTATCTCGCGGACAAGCCTTGCCCGGAAATACCGCACAAACTCCGCTAGAAGCCTTTATGGCGGCAGAGAAAATCTCGGATTCATTCGGCAGTGCGACTTTTATCGACCCACTGACGCTCGAACAGGTCGTTGCCCTTGCTCAGTATGTGGCAGGTGAGAACGTGAAATACCAGCTACATCTGAATATTTCCGCAACAGATGCGGAGGCTTTTAGCGCGGCGTTGATAGGTACAGCGTCAACGGCGCTGAATCTTAAAACCGAGGATAATTTTTATGCTCAGGCGTTACCGATGGCGGTTATGGCGGCAACGGACTATGACCGAACAACCCCCCCCACCAACTATATGTTTCGTCAGTTGGGCGTGCCGTCCCCGGCACAGGTAACCGCCGATCTGGATGCCGACAAGCTGGATAAGTTGCGCGTCAACTATTACGGCGAAACGGCGGTGGCGGGTTCACATATTGCGTTTTACCAGCGTGGTTTCCTGTGCGGGCCGGGTACCGCACCGCTGGACATGAGCGTTCATGCCAATGAGCAATGGTTAAAAGCCTACATTGCACAGCAATGGTTTTCTTTATTGCTGGCGACGCGCGGCGTACCTGCAAACCGCGATGGTGAGGCCAGGGCAATGATGATTATCGCCGGAGCCGTGACCAAAGCAGTGAATAACGGCACCATCCTCCCCGGCAAAACGCTCTCGGATGTACAGAAACTCGCGGTGGCTGATGCGTCTGGTGACGATTTAGCGTGGCACGATATTCAGGACAAGGGCTACTGGTACAACGCGCAGATTGTTGAAAGTACCGGGCCATCTGGCTTGCCGGAATACGTGATGAAATACGTACTGATTTACGGTAAAGGCGACTGGGTACGTAAGGTCGAAGGCTCGCACAACCTGGTATAAGGACTAAATGATGAATGATGTATCTGCAACTGGCCTCAGTCTGTTGGTTCAGGCCAGTACAACCTTTCCGGCAGGAATACTGGTAACGGCTTTCGCCGATGATGCCGACCCGTTCGATCTGCCTGCTGTCGATATCGCCCAGACCGGCATGGATATCAATGGCAATCTGGTGTCCTGGTCAACACCAACCCCGCAGGCTGTGACGATAAACGTGCTACCGGGGAGTGAAGAAGATCAGAATCTGGCGATCCTGCTGGAAGCCAACACGGCGAAACGTGGCCGCAGACACGCCGGAGATATTATTACGCTCGTGGCGTCCTACGGTGACGGCGCGACCACTACCGCGCGAAACGGAAAAATTACCAACGGTAGTCGGGGTAACTCAGCTGCCAGCGGTGGGCGTCTTAAATCAAAGGCTTATACCTTTGTGTTCCAGGACTTTGACAGTACGCGCGTTCGTTAACTATCAGGCGGGAACATCCCGCCTTTTTTATTGGGGCCATTATGCTCATTAAGCCGAAAGATATTGAAATTAAAGATGTTGATGGTGAGATGCACACCTTTGTGATCAGCCGTCTGCCCGCCACGCTGGGGCGTGAAATCCTGGCAAAATATCCGCTGTCGAACGCACCTAAAATTGGCGACTACGAAATCGGTAAAGAAGCCATGCTGAAAATGATGGCTAATGTGGCAGTCGTGCGGGATGGTGCAGAAATTTGCCTGAAAACCCAGACGCTGATTGATAACCATGTACCGGACGGTGAAGCGCTGATCCGCCTTGAACTGGAGATGCTGAGGTACAACACCAGTTTTTTCGGCAACGCCGGGAGCAAAGGTTTCCTGCCTTACCTGCTGGGCAAAATCAGCGATTCACTCCCGTCGATTATAAAAACGCTGATGGATTCTTTGCAGTCATCATCTCAGAAAAACTCGCCAGCTTCACAGAACTCAAAACCTCAATAGACCTGGAAGAGGCGATGGACTTGTGGGAAATCGCTGTGACTAACCGCTATAACGAGGCGCTCGCCGCCGCAGGAAACCGATAATGTCTCTGTTAGATACCTTTGTGCAGGTGTTTGAATTCGACACCCGGCAGGCCGACGCGGCGTTTAAAAATGTTCAGCGTTCTACCGACGATATTATTGATGGTATGAAACAGGCCCAGCATGAAGCCGATAAAGCGGCAAAAAGCGTCAGTGATTTTGCCAGCGGCACGGAAACCAGCGTTGCCGCATTAGCCCAGAAAACCCTTGGGGTACTTGGCGTATTGTTGGGGGTATCTTCCATTTTCAGCGAGTCTGTTTCACGCGCGGAGGAAGTGGAGGCGCTTGATAAGCTGGGCAAGAAGATCAATGTGGCGACGGCGGATGTGGATGCTTTCGCCGGTTCAGTTGCCGAGCTGGGGGGCGCGAGGGAAAGTGCTCAGGCTGATTTGTCGGCAATGGCAAAAGCCTTTGGCGGCACCACGAACTCTATGGAAAAAATCCTCGCTACAGCAGATAAAGTAAAGGGGATGAGTTTTGATAAAGCCAAATCGCACCTTGCAAACCTTGGGGTGACGGACGACAAAACGATTGAGTTGATGATGAAGGGCCGTCATGAGATGGAACGCATGATGGGCCTGCAAAAAGAATACTCTGGCATTACCAAAGACAGTATTGAACAGTCCCGGCGCTTTAATCAGGCCATGCAGGGGTTCAGGCAATCATCCGGCCTGTTAAAAAACAGCTTCCTCGAAATGGTGTTGCCTTACCTGACTAAGGGCATGGAATTCTTAAGTAAATTTGTTGGTTTTTGCCGGGAAAATAAGAACCTCATCATCGGTTTTTTCCTCGCGATCGGTGTGGCTGTTGCAGCGTACTACGTTCCTCCGATGCTTGCCGCCGCTGCTGCCACGCTGGCAGCAACCTGGCCAATACTCGCTATTATCGCCATCATTGCGGCGCTTGCCGCAGCGTTCGCGCTGGTTTACGACGACATCATGAATTTTATCGACGGTAATGATTCAATGATCGGGCGAATTCTTGATGCCTATCCTGAGCTTAAACAGGTCATTATGACGCTGTGGGAAGCATTCAAGACCCTGTTTGAGTACCTGAAAATCGCCGCTAAATTCGTTGCTGATGTAGTGGTTGATGCTTACAACACAATGAATAATGCCCTGAACCAGTTTATTGGCTGGTTGCTGGAGTCAATAAAAAGTCTGGTTAAATGGGGCGCACAGTTCGGGGGCGTCTTCGATAACGTGGCGGATGCTGTTGTCGGCATATTTACCTGGATGTGGGAGCAGGTGCAGAAGGTGATTGGCTGGATAAGCGGCGGTCTGGATACCATCCAGAAAGGCTGGTCAGTCGTTGCGGGCTGGTTTGGTGCTGATGATGAAAAAGAACTCACCGTAGAGCGTAAAATCAGCGCTGAGGGAGAGGTGACGCACCGTATTCCTGAAGCTGAACATCCTTCACCACAGCAGGATACACAGAATATGGTCGAGCAGGGAAAAGCCCAAATTGCAGCGGCGAATAATCACCCCCTTAACCCCGTGACCAGCACTGCTATCAGCAATCGTTCCAGCGTGAAAAATGAAACCACCCTGAATATTGGGGAAGTGAAGGTTGAAACCAAAGCAACCGATGCTAAAGGCATGGCGGCGGGCACGAAAGACGCATTGCAGGAACAGTTGCAGGATTTGGGGCAGCAAACGCAAACGGGGCTGGCAATATGATCACTGATGTAAAAATCTTCGATACCGACAGTTTTACCACGCTGTTTGAAACCGCCAGCCCGATAAAAATCAATATCCGCGACGAGCACAAAGCCACCACTTTTCAGGTCGAGTCAGGGGAAACCCGTAGCGATCATGTTGTTGTGCAGGCCGTGGAAATTGGCATGGATCTGATTTTATCCGGTGAGCTTAAAAATGCTTTTGGCCTGATGCAACAAGCCTGGGAACAAAACAAGCTGGTAGGCATTCAGACCAGAGTCAAAACCTACCAGCCTATGCTGCTGGTCAATTTCTACCACGATGAGACCGCTGAGATGGCCGATGCTATCCAGTTGTCTTTACGGTTCACCGAGTGGCGCAGTGTAACACCCGAATACGGAGATCTACCGCCCAAAAAAGTTCAGAAGCCATTGCAGACCAGTACCGTTAAAAGGGGCGGTGCACAGACAAAATCGGTATCCGAAGAACGGAAAAAATCGGTTCTGGTCAGGGTTCTGGGAGGATAAGCACGATGCGTGAAATACCGTTAAACCCGGTGCCGAACCAGCGCCTGCAAATTACCATTGATGATAACCGCTGGGATCTGACGATCAAAGTCGCGAGAAATATGATGGTGTGTGACATACGCCGCAACGATGAGGTTGTCATGCTGGCAACCAGAGCGACGACCGATGCACCCTTAATACCCTACTCTTATCTGACCCCAGCCGGTAATTTTGCGTTTATCACAGAACGCGATGCCCTGCCCTGGTATGAGGAATTCGGCAAAACGCAAAGCCTGGTATTCTGGGGGTCGGATGATTGATTTAAGGCGGATCAGGGTGGGGGTAGAAGTCAGCGGGCATATACAGTGGTATGAAGGGATGCGCGTAAAGGCAAGCGGCACCAAATATGCGAATCCGTTGCAGAATGAATGCACGGTCAGCATTGATGGGCTGAATGCGACCACCCGCAATATGCTGTTGACGGAAACCAGCCCTTATAACAAAAGCAAGCAACCCTCCCGGCTTATACTGGAAGCCGGGAGGGCGAGTACCGGCGTATTTCGCCTTTTCGTGGGTGATATTGTCAGTGCTGAACCCTCCAGCCCGCCTGACGTGACGTTAACGCTGAAAGCAAAAACGGGTAACGGCAGTGCGCGGGATATTGTGGCAACGTCCTCCGGTGCGAAGAGTAAGCTGAGTGAAATATCCGCAGGGATTGCGCGGGACTGCGGTGTACGTCTCGACTTTCAGGCCACGGATAAAAATATTGCTAACTGGTATTTTTGCGGCTCAAAGCTGAAACAGGTCGAGCGGTTGCAGGATGGTGGTGGCGTTAAAGCCTTTATCGATGATGATGTTCTGTATGTGAAGGACGAAGCCGGTGCGGTCAAAGGGCGAGTCAAAATTATCAACCAGAATACCGGGATGGTCGGGCTACCCAAAGCCACCGAAAAAGGCCTGGACGTGACCTGGCTTATCGACGGTGAATCCAGCCTGGGCGGCACGTTACGGCTGGAGAGTAAATTTAACCCTTCTTTAGATGGTGATTACATCATCGAGCAGCTTAAGTTCGATGTTGCCTCACACGACGATCCCTTCTTTTATCAGGCCACCTGTAAACGGGCTTAACCAATGAATAAACCGAATACCGATATTGCCAGTGAATCCAGTCTGGCAGGGCAGCTTATGGGCGCTTTTCGTAACCTGATGATGAACACCGACGATATGTTACCCGCAACGGTGGTCAGTTATGACGACGCCACGAACCGCGCGGTGATTAAACCGCTGGTGATGATGGTGTCAACCGAAGGGCAAAGAATACCCCGCGCTCCTGTTCATAATATTCCTGTTTTCCGCTTTGGCGGCGGCGGGTTCTTTATCCGGGTGCCGCTAAAACCGGGGGATTTTGGCTGGCTGAAAGCCAATGATCGCGATATCAGTCTGATTTTTCAGCGCGGCGGTCTGGAGGATGAGCCTAATACCCACCGGCTGAAATCATTCAGTGATGCGATGTTTTTTCCAGACAGCGTTAAAGGCTGGATGGTGGATGGCAAAAATATTGATGCGCTGGTGATCCAGTCGCTGGATGGCAGCGTGTGTCTGGCGTTGCATAACGGGCAGGCGGTGCTGGATACGCCAGTGTTTGAAGTTAACGCTGCTGAGAGCATTTTTAACGGCAACGTGACGGTGAACGGCAATCACCAGACCAACGGTAACAGTGAGTCAAACGGCGGGACTATGCGACATAACGGTAAAAATATTGGCGCTGATCACCAGCATAGCGGTGTTCAGCCGGGATCGGGCAACAGTGGGGTGCCGGTATGATGACGTTTGATGTTACTGAAGGTAATGATATTTACCTCGGAAACGATGGCAACCTGGCTTTGGTTCGTGATGAAGCGGCGGTGAAAAATTGCTGTATGCACTATGCCAGAGCGTTACGGGGTGAAATGCTGCACAGGATGGACAAGGGAATACCTTACTGGAAAACCACCTTTGGCCGCGATGCTGATTTGCCAATGTTTGAGGCGGCGTTCCGCGACCGTATGCGGGAAATTTCTCAAGTTCTGGCAGTCGATTCCTTTTCTGCATCGATTGAAAACAACGAGCTTCATTACACCGCCGTGATCAGCACCCTCTACGGGAGGATAACGCTTAATGTCTGATTATCAGTTTATAGCAAGCACAGGAGTGATCATCCCTGACACCTCCACGTTGCGGGAGCAGGTTGAAAATGAGTTCCGGGATGTCTTTGGTCAGGAAATTGACCTGTCGCCGGAAACACCGCAGGGCGCACTTGTCACAATGGAAGTGGAAAATCGGGACGCCATCGCCCGCAATAACGCAGAACTGGCGAACCAGATTAACCCGGACATAGCCGGGGGGATCTTTCTCGATGCTATCTGGGCGCTGATGGGCGGGCAGCGGCTGTCCGCAACGCATTCTTTTTTGACGAATGTGGAGTTTGCAGGCGTACCACAGACTCTGATACCGAAAGGCTCTCTGGCCGAAACGCAGGCAGGGGATGCGTTTGAAACGACCAGCGTACTGATTATCGGGAATGATGGGGTAACAAAAGGTGATATGCGCTCGGTTAAAACCGGGCCAGTAGGCTGTGGGGCCGGTGGACTTGTCCGGGTGGCAAGTTCGGTTCTTGGCTGGGAAACCGTAAACAATCCGGCTGATGCGGTGCTGGGTAGGGTAGCGGAATCCGACATACGTACCCGGCGTCGTCGCAGAAATACGCTCGCCAAAAATACGGTGAGTGTCGGAGAGGCGATCAGTAAGCGTCTCATCCAGACCGTATTGACGCTCAGACAAAAGTGAGATCGACCTTCCAGGGCAGCAGATCACGGACCCGGTTCACCGGCCAGTCCTGGATATGACCGATGACGCAACGCAGCCACGCCTCCGGTTCCACGCCGTTAAGCCGGCAGGTGCCGATCAGCGAGTACAGTACCGCAGCACGTTCCCCGCCCGCGTCTGAACCCGCGAACAGCCAGTTTTTCCGCCCCAGGGCAACGCCACGCAGCGCGTTCTCTGCGATGTTATTGTCTATCTCGGCCCAGCCGTTGCTGCAGTACAGGTTCAGCGCATCCCACTGCTTCAGCAGGTACGAGAACGCCTTCGCCGTATCCGAGTGGCGCGACAGCACCTTCATCTGTGCCTGTACCCAGTCGTACAGCGACTGCATCAGCGGGACCGTCTGCTCTTTCCGGACCGCCAGCCGCTCCTCTGCCGGGCTGCCGCGTATCTCCGCCTCGATGGCATACAGTTTACCGATGCGCTTCAGCGCTTCGGTTGTGACGTCGGTCGGTGTGCGGACGTGAACGTCATGGATTTTTCGCCGGGCGTGCGCCATGCAGGCCGCTTCGGCGATACGGCCGTCTTCGTACAGTGCGTTGTAGCCGCCGTAAGCATCGGCCTGCAGGATACCGCTGTATCCGGCAAGGTGTTGCTGCGGATGTATCCCCTTACGGTCCGGCGAGTACGCGAACCACACCGCCGGGGGAAGCGGTGAGCCCGCGTTACGGTCGTCCCGCACGTAGACCCACAGCCGGGCCGTGCGGGTTTTACCGCTGCCCGGCTCCTGAACCGGCACAGGGATATCGTCGGTATGCACCTTGCCCGGAATCAGCACGTACTGGCGCAGCAGGTCATACAGCGGCTCCAGCAGTTCGCTGACCGCACCGGACCAGCGCCCCAGTGTGGCACGACTCAGCTCCACGCACTGACGCCGGTATATCTCTGACTGACGATAGTGAGGCGTGTGCTCTGCGAACTTTGCCGTGACGATGCGCGCCAGCAGCCCGGGACCCGCGTAGCTGCGCTCTATGGGTTTTGCCGGCATGGTCGCCTGAACGATGTGGTCACATCCACAGCAGGCCAGTTTTGGCCGCTGCGTTTCGATAACCTTAAAGGCGCTGCTGATGAGCTCCAGCTGCTCCGATACGTCGCAGCCCAGCGCGCTGAGCTCTCCGCCGCACGACGGGCAGGCGGTTTCTGCCGGCGACAGCGTGCGGGTTTCGCGGGGGAGTGTGGCCGGTAATGGTTTACGGGCAGAAGACTGGCGCAGCGGTTGCGGAACCACCGGGTCATGCTGCTCACCCAGCGCCTCAGCCATCTCCTCCTGCAGGGCGCCGATGCGCTCTTCAGCCTCGCGCACCTGGCGCTGCGTTTTCTCACGCAGCTTTTCGGAGCTTTTGCCGAACTGCATGCGCTGAAGCTTAGTGATCAGCGCCTTCAGCCGGTTGATTTCGCTGGCGTACGCCGCCACCCGCTGTGAGAGCAGGCGGTTATACTCCGCCATTTTGCGGATGGTGGTCTGCTGCTCCAGCAGCAGCGCCCTGAGCCGGGCGTTTTCATCGGGAAGGGATGCGTCCATAACCCCATTTTACAGCAGGTTATATCCGCAGGCCAGGCCGTTCAGTCCGCTGTGGGTGCTTCCAGTTAATGCCTTCCAGCAGCATGGAGAGCTGCGCAGGCGTCAGATGCACTTTTCCGTCACGGGTCACCGGCCAGACGAAGCGCCCCCGCTCCAGTCGTTTGGTGAACAGGCACAGGCCGTCCCGGTCGGCCCACAGCACCTTTATCATGTCGCCGCGACGACCGCGAAAGATAAACAGATGACCGCTGAACGGATCGGTGCGAAGCGTGTTCTGCACTTTCGCTGCCAGCCCGTTGAAGCTACAGCGCATATCTGTCACGCCAGCAACCAGCCAGATCCGCGAACCTGCCGGAAAGCTAATCAT